AGCCATCTTGTTTTGGAAGGGCGGCGTTCAGGACAGTAAGGTTCTGTTCAACCCAGCGGACAATGGCAGGTGGTACATTACGTGGATGCCCGAACCAGACAAGAGGAGTGTTGTACTTGAGGAGCGGGGCAAAAGGGTCCCGCCAAATTCGAGCATGGGATGTGGGGGTGTTGACTCCTACGACATTGACGCTACAGTCGATTCCTCTCGTGGCTCCAAGGGGGCGTGCCATATCTACAACAAGTTCAACATCGACGGCGCGAGCAACATGTTTGTTGCGGAGTATGCAAGCCGCCCGCCCCTTGCTAAGATATTCTACGAGGACGTACTCATGGCTGCCGTCTTTTATGGCTACCCACTTCTCATAGAGAATAACAAGTACGGTATTGTAAGGTACTTTGAATCAAGGGGTTATGACGGATATGTCATGGACAGACCTGAGCATTTGCGCAATAGTAACTCCTCGTCTAACGTCAAGACCAAGGGCATCCCGTCTAACTCTCAGGACGTTATTCACGCCCACGCCCAAGCTATCGAAGACTACATCCACAATCATGTCGGCATGAATGAAAGCGGACAGATTGGGAATATGTATTTTAACAGAACGCTTGAGGACTGGGTGGGGTTCAAGATTGATAACAGAACGAAGTATGACTTGACTATTAGTGCAGGCCTAGCGCTACTTGCTGCACAGAAGGTCAAGCCCAAAAGAAAGCCCTCTAATTTTGAGGAGAAAGAATTTTTCAGGCGATACAAGTATAACAGCGGGGGTTTATCTCAGCGGCTCAAGAGTTGATTCCGTGTATTGTTATATTTGCATGAGCCCAACCCCTAGCAAATGACTAACAACCAGGACAAGAAGTACGGCAACTTCCCAAACCCTTTCGCAGATGCGTCGGAGAAAGCGTCGAAAGAGTACGGGAAGAAGTACGCCAAGGCGATTGAGGGTCAGTGGGGTAATGGCGATGATGCGAACTCCTTGCTTGGTACGAGACAGAGGGAGATTGAAAGGAATAGAGACTACGCTAACGGCACCCAACAGACGGGTATGTACAAGCAGATTCTCAGTTCCCTAGACCCAAATAATGGTGACGGGACACTGCTCAACCTGGACTGGAGTCCTGTGCCTATCGTTCCCAAGTTTGTCAAGGTTGTAGTAAACAAGATTCTCTCCAGAAAGCCATACCCATCGGTAGAGGCTATCGACCCTGTGTCTAAGAGCGAAAAGGATGAGAAGAAAGCTCTCATCGAAATGTCTATCGAGAACAAGGCTATGCTTCAAGAGGCAAGGTCTATTGGTTTACAGACAGAGCTCGACCCATCCCAGCTCCCAGACTCTACTGAGGAGGCTGAGATTTTCATGGACCAGAACGTAAAGACCAACGCCGAGATTGCGGCTCAGGTAGGTACGGCACTCACCCTGGACTGGAACGACTTCGACGACAACGTGTACAGACGGTGTGTTGAAGACCTGGTGGTTACTGGCATTGGCATTGCGAAGAGAAACAATGACCCCAACTACGGGATAACCGTAGACTACGTAGACCCACTGAGGTTCATCCACAGCTACACAGAGGACCCGTATATGTCCGACCTGGTGTACGCTGGTCACGTCAAGAGAATCAGCATTGCTGAACTCAAGAGACTTGCGGGGTCAGAGATTACTGATGAGGAGTACGAGAAGATGGCTCAGAGGGTTGCTAAGAAATCCTACAATGATTCCAGTAAGATGAGCAACAGGACCTACGACCAGATTAGTGGGCGCATGACCTATGGCTATGACGACTACCTCGTAGATGTCCTGGACTTTGAGTTTGTTTCTGTCGACTGCGTGTACTACGAGAGTAAGGAGTCTCGCTTTGGAAACGTAGGGTTCTACTACAAAGGAGGTGACTACAAGCCTCCTGCTGAGTCTGTGTACAACAGGGACCCCTACAAGATGGAGATTGAAACTCTTTATGGCGGTACCTATATTCTGGGTAACGACATCCTCTTTGGCTACGGCCCGAAGAAGAACATCCCCAAGAACGTACATGACCTGAGCAAGACTCGCTTGTCTTACAGTGTGGCATGCACAAATCTCAGGCGCATGCGCCCCAAG